ATTTGAGAATACATAGGTAATAGAGTTTGAATGTCTCCATACTTTGCTGCACCCATAACATTATATTTAGGTTTACCTGTTTCTTTATCGATAGGTATCTCTTGAGTTAAATAAACTTTCGCCATTGACTTTCTTTTTTAGTTTTATATACATTTTTTTAAATAGAAAGCAATGATTATATCACATAAGCACAAGTTAATCTTTATAAAACCTCTTAAAGTTGCAGGTACTTCTTTTGAATTAGCATTAAGAAATTATTGTGGTCCTGATGATATAATAACTCGATGCACTCCGACAGATGAAAAAATAAGTTTGAAAAGAAATAAAGTTCACGATCAGAATCATCAAAATGGGGCAAAATATTTTGATCACATTGTAGGTTTAGATATAGATTACGATCACGTTAGACACATTACAAACAATGATTGCTATCAAGTTTACAATGGGTTTACCCGTGTTTATGAACCCAACAGTCAAAGATATTACAATCATATATCGGCTAGAAAAATTAAAAAGAGAATTGGTGAAGATATTTTTAATTCATATACAAAAATATCTATAATCAGACATCCAATTGACTACGCAATATCTAGTTATTATTTTTTTAATTTAGATTCTGCCGGTATTACTTTTAAAGATCATGCATTTAATTTACCTATCAATGAGTATGATCAATTCTATGAGATAGATCAAAAATATATAATTGATTTTACAATTAAATATGAAAACCTAGAATCGGATATACTAACTCTTGAAAAGAAAATACCTGGACTCAAAGGATTAAAAGACAGAATGAAAACTTTTAAATCAAAAGTACGTAGGGTTAAAACAGCTAAAGATAAAATTCCTGGTATGCGCGAACGTCCAGAAACAGCTACGCCCCGACTAATTAGAAACAATTTTCCAATAGCTTGTGACTTTTTAATGAGAAAATTTGATAAATACTGTGGAAAATTCAATTATAAATAGTTGACAAATATCCTAACGTATCCTATTTTATACATAGAAAGTATAAAATATTATGTTCTACAAATTTAAAACTAAGCCTTTTGCGCATCAGCTCAAAGCCTTAGAAATGTCTTGGGATAAAGAAGTATATGCGTATTTCATGGAAATGGGTACGGGTAAATCAAAGGTATTGATTGATAATGTATCCATGCTTTATGACAAAGGCGATATAAATGGTTTGCTTTTGATTGCACCTAAAGGTGTATATAAAAACTGGTATGACTCTGAAATACCTACACACATGGCTGATCATATCGAAAAGAAAACAGTTCTTTGGACTGCATCACACACTAAACCAAAATTAAAAGAACTAAATACTTTGTTTGAAACAGGAACTGATTTGCATATTTTAATTATGAACGTAGAAGCTTTCTCTACTAAAAAAGGTTTAGACTTTGCAGATAAATTTTTATCTTCTCACAAATCTATGATTGCTATTGATGAGGCTACAACAATAAAAAATCCATCTGCTAAAAGAACTAAAAACATTTTGAAGATTGCAAAAGATTCTAAATACAGAAGAATACTTACAGGTTCACCTATTACAAAATCACCATTAGATTTATATTCTCAGTGTGAATTTTTAGATACAAGTCTTTTAGGTCATCATTCTTTTTATACATTTAGAGCAAGATACGCTGTAATGCGTAATATGAATTTAGGTGCTAGAACGGTTCAAGTCGTAGTTGGTTATAGAAATCTTGGTGAGCTGTCCGATAAACTTAAACCTTTTTCATACAGAGTTTTAAAAGAAGATTGCTTAGACTTACCTAAAAAGACTTGGATGAAACGTACAGTTTCTCTAACACCTGAACAAGAAAAAGTTTATAAAGAAATGAAACAAACTGCATTAGCACATTTAGATGGCAAAGTTGTGACTACAAGCACAGTCTTGACACAATTAATGCGTTTACATCAAATTACTTGTGGTCATTTTGTGGCTGATGATGGGTCAACAAAAGACTTACCTTGTAGAAGAGTTGATGAACTTCTAGACATTATTGAACAGGTTGAGGGTAAGGTTGTTATTTGGGCCCAGTATCAAAGAGATATTAACAAGATTATAAATGCAATCGCAAAAGAGTATGGTGATGATAGTTATGTTGATTATTATGGATTAACTCCTCAAGAAAAAAGACAAGATAATATAAAGAAGTTTCAAGAAGATGACAAGTGTAGATTTTTTATAGGTACGACACAAACCGGCGGATATGGTATCACACTAACTGCTGCAAGTACAATGATTTATTTTTCTAATGGTTATGATTTAGAAAAGAGACAACAATCAGAAGCTCGTATAGATCGTATTGGTCAAACAAAACCAATGACATACATAGATATTATTTCTGAAGATACGGTTGATGACAGAATAGTTTTAGCATTACGTAAAAAGCAAAACATTGCAAGTCAGATTATGGGTGAGGAAATCAAATCTTGGATATAAAAAAAATATTAGTATTCGGACTTCCTGGTTCAGGTAAAACAACCTTTGCTAAAAAACTATCTATCAACAAAGACATTCTGTATTTTAATGGTGATGAGACTAGAAGTATTTTTCATGACTGGGACTTTTCAATCAAAGGAAGATTAAGACAAGTTAATAGAATGAAAAAACTTTGTGAGTCATCAAATAAAACATCAATTACAGATTTTGTTTGTCCTTTTGATAAATACAGAAAATATTATGATATTTTGGTTTGGATGGATACGATTAAGACAGGAAGATTTGAAGATACAAATAAAATGTTTGAAAAACCAGAACCCACAAGCTCTTTGATTCACATCAAAGACTATAATTATGAAGACGTAATAAAAGAATTACAACAACTTATCAAATAAACTCATTAAAACAAAAGCTGCTGTTCCAATTAATAGTCTTTCTATTCTTACTATTTGTGCTTTTAGTTCTTTGATTTGATCAAATGTTTGTCTTTGCATTATTCTACAAAGTTTTTCATGGGCTTCTATTTTTTCTAACGCTGATTTTCTAGGCATTATTAATTCCTCTAGATCTTAATCTTATTTGTTTTTCTTCAGGTGATAAATAAACCTCTTCCATTCTTGTTAAACCCGATGCCAACATATTATTTTGTTGTACAGGTGTTTTAAACATACCAGGAGCAGGCATTGGAGTTGGTGGTAATCCCTGCGTTGATGATTGTTGACCCATCGTATTTAATCTTGGAAGATAATCTTGTAATTTAAGATTAAATGGTTCATTTAAACTTTGGTTTTCAAAATCTTTAATCATCTGTTTAATTAAAGGTTCCGCTGATATATATGGATTAGGAACACCAGACTCTTCAGCATTTCTTTCAAATCTTGCTTCAATATTTTCCGATGGTTCAAATGGATTAAACTCACCTCTTAATAATCTTTTCAATGTTTTTTTAGATAAATTTCTTCTATCAAACACATCTTTTAATTCTTTATCTGTTACTCCTAAAGTCTGCGCAGCGTTTAATGCTTGCATCATGTCTCTTTGTGTTTCAAATAACTTTTGATTAGCTATAAAAAATCTTTCAATAACTTCTTGTGGAGTTTTTCTGGTACCACTTAAAACTCCATACTTACCACCGGTAAAATTTTTTCTATCTTCAGATTGACTTTTTTGAAAAGCACCGAGGTAAAAATCTAAACCTCTTTCTGGGTTTATTTTAATTGGTCTCATTCCAAATATACCTGCAATCTCTGGGGCTATTTCATATGTAGTTGGACCTTTTCCTGGCTCACCAGTGATGGCTTTAAATGTTCTTGTAAAAGGTTGTGTTGAAGGTAACATTGTTTTTGCTAAATGTTGAAATATAATGTTATATTTTTCCATTTCAGGTGTACTTTCACCATATAATTGATACCCTTCTCTAGTTTTACCGCCTCTTGAATAAATATCCATGAACGCTTCTGTAAAGATAGATTCAGAAATAAAAGGTGAAGCGGTTGATGCAGCGGCATCTACAAGCCCTCTAAAGAAACCTTTTGTTAAAACTTCTTCATCTTCTATACCTTGTTGAATATTATATAATACCGTTTGAAATGGTCTTGTTAATGTATCGTACACATTGTTTTTAGACCAATCTATGTAATAAAACTCTCCTGATGTTGGATCTTTAAATACAATTTTCTGTGAATCTCTAGCCCATGGAGCAACAAAATAGTTAATCGCATCTGCTTCTTGATTTGTAACACCAAATATTTTTTTGGATCCTTCAACGATAGCGTATGGTAATGCACCTGCAGTAAAAGTCATACCTGCAATTCTTTTCATACCAATACCTCTTGTTACCGGATTTTTTAATTCTTTTATTCCTTGTTTATAAATACCAAAACCCGTTCTAAATATTTCTGACGGCCATGACATGAAATTACCAAAAGGTGATATACGCATTGATCTTACAAACTGACCTACTCTTGCATAATTAGGCACTGTATTTTTTACTATCTCTGCTACTTGTTGTTTTATATCTTGAGGAATAGGTAAACCTTTTTTTGCATAAGCATTTCTTAATCTAGCAAGTTCTACTTCAAAATTATATATCTTCCAAAAATCATCTTCCGCAACATATGCATCTTGAAAAGCTTTACCGGTTTTCTTTATGCCTTTACTAACGTTTTTACCTAATGATCTCAACATTGGAAATAAAACACTGTCGGTTGCAATATTACCTTCACCGAATCTAACATCTTTCATAAGATTTCTAAGATCACCTAATCTAACGTTTGTATTTACAATACCTAAATCTAAATACTCTCTATATTTAGCCATAGCTTCTGGCTGTCTCATACCGACTTGAACTACTTTTCTTGCATTGTTCATAGCTTCAGCAATTAATCTTGGACTTGTAAGTAATGTACCATTTGCAAGAGAAAAAGCTCCTGAACTTAAAAAATTTCTTATGTGTGTAGGTATAGATAAAACAGTTTTAGCAAACTGTGCTCCAGCTTTTGGAGTTAATAATCCATATCTATACAAACCAGATAATGTTCGACCTAATGCGCTTTGACCTTTTGCTTCACCTCTTAGCCAGTTTTGCATTTGTGATACACTCTCAAAACCCTCTGCTACATCTTTAGATGTGTAAACGTTTTCATCAGGAAAATATTTATTTAATTCTTCTGGAAGTTTTGTAACTGGAGTTTTTGGTCCAAAAGCTTCCTTAGCAGCTCTAGGTGTAGCATGAAAAAATCCTCTCATACCAAAAGGAGTGTCCGCACTAACTTTTGATTTTACTAATTTATCAGCATTAAGCATATCCTCAAACAATTCTCCTCGTCTCGCGATTGTGGATAATCGACCCACAGCTTCATAGATTGAGTGACGAGCGTCTTCTATTTCACCAAATAATTCTCTAAATGCTTTACTTCCCTTACCTATAACCTCAAAACTTTTCTTACCATCAGGTAAATTTCTTTCTAATGTTTGTGCAAATGTTTTAATATTGTATGGAGTATCTGCACCTTTAGTTAAATTAACATATTGAAAAGCAGGTAATTGATCTTTTTTAGGATCCATTCTTCTAACACTATCTATAATATCATCAACATAACCTTCTGCAGTCGCTGGAGTTATAGGCTGACCATTTTTAGCTGCGTAACGCATAAATATATTTGAAACTCTATCAATTGTATCTCTTGTTGGTTTATACGCTTGTAAAAAACCTGCTTCTCTGTTTTCAAATATTTCAAAAGTATTAGCTAAACTATCTTTTACTCTTTTACCTAGAAGACCTGAGAACGTTCCTTGTAAACCTGGAGGTAAGTCTTGAGCTGTAGGTGAATTACTAGCTATCTTTAAAAGATCGACAAAATAATTTCTACTATTTTTTATTCCATTTAAAATAGTTTCTATCGCTTGAGGAGTTGCACCTTGTTTACTTAATGCATCTACTAATTTAAATTCTGAAACCTCATCTAACCCTTTTGTTAAATCACCTTCAAACAAAAGATCATTTAATTGTTTAAATATTTGTTTTCTTTCTTCTACGTTTGCAGTGTAAAAAAACTTTTTAGTTTCTGGAAATATTTTATCTATCTCTTTATCTATTCTTTTAACTTGTTCCATAGCAAAATTAGTATCAACCATTTTACTTGCTGACTCTTGTTCTTTTGCTAAAGCTTGTTGAATTGGTTTCATTCCTCTAAATCTAAATGTACCACCAAACTTATCTAAATTTCTTTCTATTGCATCATCACTATAAGCCAAGTCTTCTGCTTTTTTTGTAAGTAATTTAGAAATTCCCCTTGTTATTCCATACACAGCTGGTGTAATTAATGTAGATTCAGAACCAAATTTAAATCTATTTACTAATTTTCTTAGAGCATCTTCACTTAAATCTTCTTTTTCTCTTCTGTCTAGTTGTGTAGGGCCTGCACCAAAAGCATCTCCAATAGTTCCTAGCTGCTCGACATCCGCTACCATTGTCTCGCCTACAGCACCGCCGGCAACAACAGCTCCAAACTTTTGTCTACCTGTCAATCTATTTAATTTCTTTGCTGTATCTACTCCTTGCTTGACATTCTTACTAGCAACATTAAGATAGTTGCCAGCTTTTTTTGCATTTATAGCTTTTGTAGCTAATTTAGTTGCAACCTTTGCACCTATAGTTCCAGGTATACCTATTTGAACTAAAGCTTCAGTTAATCTTCCAACAGCTCTCTCTTGTGCAATTTCTTCAAAAGGATTTAGTTTATCAAAAAATTGTTCAACACTAACAGCTGTGTTTGTATCTAAACCTAAATCAATTAGTTCTGCTCCTAAAGATATAACACCTTCAGGAACTTTTATTAATCCAGAAGCTATACCTGCAACACCTGCAGTAATAGATGATACTTCATTATTGTCTTCTGCGTCAGGTGTAAGAAAACCTTCACCTTCTTCTAATATAAATTCTTCAGTGCTTCTATCTGATTGTGAGGACTGGTTTTGCTCCATCAATTCTCTTAATGTTGCCATTCATCCTCCTAAACTATTTCATTAAATGCAGCGTCAAAAAATCTGTATTGGTTTACTCCATTTACTGTATCAACAAACATATAAACAGCTTCTTCAGGAGCTGGTATGTTAGCCTGTCTTACATCAACTGCTCTGATATCATAAAAAACACCGTCTTCTATTTCAGTGTCCATACCCATTATGTCTGCTTTTTTGAAATCTCCGGCTATACCTAAATCTTGCATTTTTCCGCTATCTAATAATGCTTCGTGTATTTTTTTAGATCCAATTAATCTTGCATTTCTAGCGTCAGTGTCTCTTAATAATCTATTATAATTATCAATTACATCTTCATCATCTGTTGTTGGTACTTTTATTGAAGATGGATCTCTTGTTTTGTATAAATTTTCATCAAAAGCAATTTCTCTAAAACTAGCGTCTCTTCCCATTATAATTTGCATACCTTTATTTAATTCTTTTAATTGTTCTTCACTATAATTTGCTAAGTCTTCAGGTAAACCCATTAATCTAGCAGCTCTTATCATGTTTTGTATTGCAGCAGTGTCTTGATTATTAACACCCAATGCTTGTTGAGATTCATCATACGCTCTTTGTTCGTACAGATCAGCTCTTTTTATTGCTCTGTTAAGCATAGCATCTTCGATACTTTGTTCTCTGTTTCTCATAGCTTGTGTTTCCCTTATTAAAGCTTCCATAGGTGCACCAGATGCTCTTGCAATATTTTGTAATAAACTGCCACTAGTTTCATTAGCTAGAGCTGGACCAAATCTACCTAAAAAATTTAAAAGTCTATTGTCTTTTTGTTTAGATCTACCTCTCATAAATTCTTCTAGCATTCTTGCATCCGCTATACCTCTATCCATAAAAGAAGGAGCTTTTCTTGCAGGAGGCATTTCTTTTTCTGGTTTCTCTATTAGGTCACTAATTTTTATTGATTCTATTCCAGACATGTCTCTACCGCCACCAGCTCCCATACCCATTTCCATCATTCGTTGTTCCATTCCTGGAAAGAATGCATCTTTGTTTGGGTTTTCTCCTAAAATAAATTCTGGTTCAGTTCCTCTCTCGTAATTCTCCCTTTGAGTAAGGCCACCTTTTCTGAACATTGGTCTTTTTAAAATATTTTGCATTATCTAACTGCTCCGTAAATTCCTCCTAGAGTAGATCCTAGAGATAAAGCAGTTTGTAAAGGACTCATTTGTGGTGATGACATTCCAGTCATAGCAGGTGATAATGGTGTAGACATACCAGATAATGAACCTAAACCAGAACTTAAATAGCTTGCTCTTTCGTATGGTTCATAAGCTTTTAATCTTTCTCCTTGTCTTCTTGCATCTTCACCAGCTTGTCTAAATGCAAGATCACTAGCACCGGCTGCTTGTAAACCAGCAACTGTTTGACCAGCTAATGCAGGTTGTAACGTTGCAAGTTGTGACTGTTGTCCAAATGCTTGACCTGCCGCTGCTTGCGCTTGACCAAAACCTTGACCAAGTAACTGCGCTTGTAATGCAGCTCTGTTTCTATCTGAATCTGTTTGGTATTGTGCTCTTTCAACACCTTCTCTACCACCACCAAAAGCTCCTGAAGCTACTGCTCTGTCAGCAATACCTTGCATTCCTCTTTGAGATTGTAAATCATATTCTGTAAGCGTTGTATCAATTACATCTTGTTGATACGGAGACATGAATTGTTGATAAGCTTGTGGTCCTGAAAACTGAGCAGCCTGTTGTAAGAAAGGCTCAAAACCCATAACACCTGTACCAGCGCCAATACTTTTAACTCCACCTGTTTTAGGATCAAAAGTAATAGCACCAAGTCCAGCCTGTCTAGCTAGCTCTTGTTGTGCAGCCATAGCAAAATCAGATTGTCTCTGAACTTCTGGCGCAAACTTACTTGTATCCGTAGGTGTTTTTACTAAACTAGTAAGTCCACCTAAATAACCTTTTTGTGCTGCTTCTAAAGCAGGAGCTGTTCCAGTCATTACTGCCATTATACTTGTGCCTCCAAATCCTTCATCATTTTATACATTCTTTGAGCGCCTTTGTCTACGCTTCCTCCACCCGCTGCTCGCACCGCGTCAGCAGTAAACACAAACTCGTTGTTTGATAACATCGCAGGGATATCATCAGCTTTTTCTTTGACACCAACTGGTGGTATAAAACCACCTGTTTCTCTCATATCTAATTCTTTTACACCTTTAGGGTTTACGTTTATATCTAGTCCCTCGATTCCCGCTGCTTGCATTGCGTTTTCTTCAGGGGTATCCCCACCTCTAGCTGCTCTAAATCTATCAAAGTTTGCATCTTCTAAAGCCCTAATTAATAATTTACCTAAACCTCGATTATCAAAATTTCTAAATCTCATAGGACCTTTTACTATATCTTCTGCAGTGACTGTATTACTAATTTTTCTAAATGGTCTTTTACTATTTCCCGTATTAAATTTTTCTTTAAATATACTTAAAATAATTTCTGGATCAATTTTTCCTATAGGTTTTTTTGCGCTACCTTCAGGCGCAAAAGCTTTAGAAACAGTGTTTGCTTTTCTAAACATACTACCCAGACCATATTCAACCCTACCTCCATCTTCGTATCCTTCATACTCAGATAAATTTGTAGCTACAAAATCTTCTATTTCTTCATCACTATATGGATTTACATTTGGATCTCTTCTAAAATCTTGAGGACCATATTCTCTTAAATATTTTTCAACGTCTTCTCCTCTTCTTCTCATAGCTTGAGCATATCTTGCATCTGGACTATTTGTATCTTCATCAGGGAAAAACTTTTCTTTAATGTATGCAGCTAACATAGTTAAAGGTATTGTTTTACCAGGGTCACCTAAAAATTTTCCAATATCTCCCATTTGAAATTTTTTATCATCACCAAGGAAAAATTCTAATCCAAAATCTTTTAGAGAACCAAGACCTTCTTTTAATCTATTTTTTTCAGTCAATTTTTTTATACTATCTTTCGCTAATTCATCCTCACCAGGAAACATTGCGTCTTTTACACTTTTAGCAATTTCATTTGTTCCTGGTGTTGATCCACCTTTAAATATACTTGTGATTCCACTCAGGGCATCACTACCTAAAGCTTTAGCACCTTCAAAACCTTTTCCAAAATAATTTCCGGTTCCTGGAATCATACCGACCCCTTTACCACCAACATACATCATAGCACCTTGTTTGAGTGCATCACTAATACTTCCACGTTGGTCAAACCTACCAAAAGCTCTCATGGCGGCTGCAGTTTCAGGTGAGAAAGGTGCAACGAATGGAGCAGCTTTGACTGCTACATCTGCTAATTCATTAGGGATGAGTTTACGAAGTGATTCTTTTGCTTTAGCACCACTTTTTAATTCATTAGGTATTACGTCATCGACGATCTTATCCTTTGCTTTTTGAAACCAAGAACCTATTCCCATTTTAATATACCTTTAGTAAAGAAAAATTATGCTTTTTTAAGTTCATCTATTTCTTTTTTAAGATCTTTAATAGCTTGAACTAAAATTGGTATAAGTTTTCCTTGTGAAGCTTCTAATTTATCAGGATTGTTTTTTAAAACTAACTGTAAATGATCTTCAATTCCGTGTTTTTGTTGAACTTCATCTAATTCTTGTGCAATAAATCCAACTTCTTTAATGTCTTTTTTAGCACCATCTCTAGTGTCCCATACGAACTTAACAGGTCTTAAATCGTTAATAAAATCTAAACCTACGTTTACGTCTTCAACATCTTTTTTGTCTCTAGCATCTGATAGAGATGTGATTGAAGTCACATTACATCTTAAAGTTGCAACAGAGGAATTACCTAAAGTAATTTCATTTGAAACTGTAGGTGAACTTGGTGCAGCACTCTGACCTATAAGCGTATCATTTTGTCCAGATGTAACAGAGCTTCCTGCACTATTACCAATAGCAGTGTTACCGTTACCTGTACTATTATCTAATGCTTGAAAACCAACAGCAGTGTTACCACCACCTGTAGTATTCTGTCTCATTGACTCACCGCCAACCGATGTATTATTTATACCGGTCGTAGTTCTTAACAGAGCACCAGTACCTACAGCTATATTTCTAGTACACTGTCCAAAATCTCTACCAGCATTAGTACCTATCGCTAGGTTACCAAAACTGCTTGCGTTTATACCAGCTGCAGTATTTGCACCTATGAAAGGTCCGTTATTAGTTCCGCCAGGAGCGTTAGCTCTAAGTATCAAACTTCCGCCAATAAGATTAATGTCACCAATACCACTAATTCCTTGACTATTTAAACCTAAATTGCCACCAAGTTGAGGTGATGTATCATCCACAACTGCTGAAAGTCCGCCAGGCGCATTTTGAAAAGTTGGTGCAACACCTGAACCGTTTGAAGTTAAAACTTGCCCTGAGCCTCCTTCTGAAACTCCTAAAAAACCACCAGAACCATCACTAACTTGTGTTTGTCCGACTGTTCCACTAGAGCCTCCTCCTCCGCTAGGCGAAGCAAAATTAACATTTCCATTACCGTCGGTTGTTAAAACTTGACCAGCTGTTCCATCTGTAGTTGTAAGAGCAAATCCAGGAGAACCTATAGTTCTAAGAAGTAGTTTTTCACCTGTATTTCCTACTTCAAGTACCATTCTACCAGTAGCGCCACCAGTTTTTGAAATTACAAATTCCTGGGTGCTTTGATCGTGTATCTTAGTTTTATTATTAAAACTATCATAATCAATTCTCAGTTTTTGGGGAGAACCAACTAATATTGCATTATCAATCATGTTAAGAGGGTCAGTATTTCCAACCATAATATCATGACCATTAGTTTCTAAATCACCACCAAGTTGAGGTGATGTATCGTCTACAACTGCTGCAATTCCTCCACCAGTCGCATTTTGAAATGTAGGTGCAAGACCTGCACCTCTTGATGTTAAAACCTGTCCTGATGTTCCTTCTGAAATTGCTCCAAAACCACCAGCACCATCATTTACTTGTGTTTGTCCAACTGTTCCTCCAGGATTGCCACCACTTCCTCCGCTAGTGCTCCACGATAAACCACCATTACCATCTGTTGTAAGAACTTGACCGTTTGTTCCTGCACCATTTGGAAATGTTAAAGTTGTGTCTGATGTAATATTGTCTGGAGCTGCAATAGATAAATATTTTGCTTCGTTAACATTCTTACCATCTGTTAAACGAATTTCTCCTTTTTTGTCATTAAGTCCTACTACGACTGGACCTGTGAATGCTGTAGTTTTTTCTGCCATAATAAAATATACTCCTATTTCAATTTTTGATCAAGTTTATACTGACCCCGTAGGTGTCGTTTCCTGATCTTCTCTATTTACTTGCATGGCGGCGATTGTACCTTGTACTCTACCGGTAGTATTTTGTGTAAATACTAATTTATCCCCACCTTCTAGCACAAGTGGTCCTGTAAGTAAATTCAAATATTGACCTGCACTTAAAAGGGTAGAAAACAATATTGTTGAACTCGCCACATAAGATCTTCCCGGTCCCCTATCTAGCCTAACTTCTATATTAATATCAGCAAAAGGTTCTGTATTATTTACATAAAAAGCATTGATAATTGAATGTGAATCTGTAGGGACTCCATATACTGTTTTCTCACTCGTTGTTGGAGTGAGATCATAAATCATATTTTTAAAACTTGTTGCCATATTTAACTCTTAATTATACCCAATCGCAATAGAATACCAGGTATTAAAATAATTATATCCATATCCTGGCGTAGCTCCAGCTGGATAACCACCATCACCAAAATAAACATATGTTCTAGACCTACCAACAAGAGGGGGGTAGCCATCTATAGTAACATCGCTGTAGCCATCTATTTTAATGTCATAACCTAAAGAATCCTGCCCCGGATCTACAACTAGATTATAACCACTACCATTTGTTATAGCTACTTTTGTTCCTACAGCTGGTTCTACAGGAAGATTAATTCGATAAGGTCCATCTGGAAAATAACCTAATTCAGTAACAAGATAACCTCTATTCGCCGTTGCTGTAAGTGCTCCAAAAGACCCACCAAGAAAAAAATCAAGTTGACCTACTCTACTATAAGGCAGCCCTGTTCCTCCTGAACCTCCACCACCAACAGTGGCTGATTCTGGGCCTGATGGTTTTGCAGGAGCATTACCTAAAAAATAAGATAATTGTTCTATTTCACTAAATATCTCACCTTGAGGTTTATATTGAGCGTTTATCTGTTGAACAATATTGTTAATTGATCTTACGATTTGCCTTTGATTTGCTACTTCATATTCGTTTGTAGGATCAGGAACTCTAGTTGTAATAGCCATTATCTTCTACCATCCGGTTGTATATCAATTCTAAGTGTACCATATCGCCAGTTTTCACCGTCTGCAAGACCAGGGTTTTCAATTTTTATACTTAAAAATCTACCTCTAGCTCTTGTATCTTTTTTATCTGTTGTTGATGTAACATCAAAAGAACTATACGTTGATGGTGTACCAGTATCTGATGGATACCTCTTTAATGTTAATGTAACTCTAGCTGTTCCAACTAAAGTTTTAAAGTCTGGTATAAATCTTCTCATTGATAAAAAGAATTCACCATCACCCATTTGAGGATTTGATATATCAAAATCAAATGATTCAATATTAGATGTAATTCTAGTTATACTACCATCTAAATTTTCTTGATCTACACCTTCTTCGTGTTTGTATAAAATAGTTTTGCCATATCCGTTTGGTGCTGCTGGCTCACCTATAACTTCTGGAAAATCTCCATTTGTAGTATTATCAAAGTCTGTTGCAAAAGGTTTATCAAATACATTTGAATCAGCCCAAGAAGTTCTTGGTGTATTACCTGTATACCAAACACCTTCAGCAAAATTATATATTACATATCTATCATTATAATCAGACGATGCTGATGGATAATCCCATCTTACTTCTGTAAATAAATTATTTACGCCAGCATAGATCTGTTGACTTTGAGTAATATCAATATCATCATAGACATAATCTTCTACAGAACAATCTACTGTTTTGACTGATCCATCATATTTAAAAAAACCTTTATCACTCATCCAAAAAGCAACACCATCAACTTCAACAACTGCATTCTGTCCAATTAATCCACAGTTAGTACCAACTTGTTCAAAACCAAATACAAAAGGTTGTCCGATGTGTCTCATTAAATATAAAGCATTATCTGTCCAAATAAGAATTGCTTCTTTAGATTTTATGGCACCTACTATTTTTGTACCATCTTGAATTCTTTGTGAACCGGCAGAGTTACCTGCAGTAATATCGTATGTGTTTATTTGTTCTTGTGATGAAAATCTAACAAACATATCGTCTTGTGTTGATGGAACACCAAGAGTTGTTTCTGTACCCATGTGAATTAAATGTCTTGTTGTTGGTGATACCATACTAACTCTAGTATTTGTTGGATTCTGATCAGTTTCAAAACCTGTTGTTAATACAGACGCTCGCTGCCCGAGTGGGTTACCAGCGGCGGGATTCCATGTAAATGTTTTACCATTTAAGACCGTTGCAACTAATACCTGACCAAAGTTTGATAGTGACCATAAACCAGGAGGAGTGTTAACACCATTTGTAGATGCAGCTTGTCCCCATGCTTGTGAGCCATTCCAAACTCCTGTACCCCAACCAAATTGAAATTGTTGTATTTGATTACCGACAGTTTCTAATGGAATAACAGAACAGCTTCCACCAGGTCCTGCATTACCTGTAGCACTGGCAACCGGTGTAACTGTAAATTCTGTATCTGATACAATTGTTTTTACTTCGTATAATTTATCTTCAAAATCAGAATCAGCATAACCTGTACCAGCAGGTAAAGTTACGTTTTCAAACTCTACAATGTTTCCTACAGATAAACCGTTAATAGATGTTGTTGTAATAGTTACAACATTAGATCCTGAAACAGTTGTAAATGTACTACTTTTAAATTCATCAATTGTTAATGGAAAACCACTAGTTCTAAAAGGTGTAATGTCGTAAAAATTATCTTCGTAATAAATTAATAAAAACTTATCAGTTCCAATCGCTAAATATTGATTACCATCATTACCTCTAAATGGATGTAATTTTCTTGATACAGAAGAAATGCTTTCATCTCCTTTAGCTTTCCAACCACCTACTTTTTCTGGTAATGAATATCTAAATCTAACGTTGTCACCGCCAACATAACGAGCAACAGCTCCAACTTCAGAGTTTTGTTTATCGAAACCTGGTTTGATTTGCCATTTGCTAAGAGGCACTGGTCACCTCCTATATGTTATCCTTGTAAGCCCAGCCTACAGTCGCGTTTACATAAACTAAAGTAAAGTTCTCATTATCAGTTGTAACATTTATTGATCCAGCTGAACCAGAAATGTTTTCAACACCTGGATCTACTGTTAAAGCATTGACAGAATATTGTTGGCCACCATCAATAAAACTTACCTCTGATCCAACAGATGGACCTGTCGGTAAAGTAATTGTTAGTACACCACCAGTTGTATCACAAATAATTTGATCACCATCAACCGCAGTATAAGATGAAGTTGTTGATTTATAACCTTTAGTTAAAAGACCAGAACTTACATTTGTTCCATCAGAATATAATAGTGCTTTACTTCCTACTGGTAAACTTACACCAGTTCCTGAAAAAGTTTTAACAGTTAATGTGTAATGTGATGTTGATCTATCTGTTGCATCTTCTACAACAAATACTCTTTCTGATGAGTCAGGCATAGTTACAACTCTATTACCTGTTAATGTTCCAGTTAATTTAAAATATAAATTTTTACCATTTGATGTAGCACCATCAGTTAATACTAAGTTAACGTCTGCTCCACCTACAGCTAAACTTAAATAGCCACTCGCTGCTTGTTCCAAGATTTGTAGATTCGTATTTGTAATATTACCCCATAGACCAGCTTTTTCACCGGATACCATAAGTTCTAATTTTATATCATTTGAAAAACTTGATGCCATAATTTATCCTATTCTCCTGGAGACGGAGAGTTAATAGCGGTTCTAATTGTACCATCCATATACTCGTCTCTTCTTCTTCTACCTTGTTGTTCTATACCATATGTAGCCATACTTCTACCATAAGATTGTTCGTATAATTGTAACATATCTGTTGGTCCTTTTAAATAACCATAAGTTTCAGCTAAACATGCATATAATAATAAATCTGGATAATTGTTTGATACGTATGTTGTAGTCGCGTCACTAGCTGTAATTGTGTCAGGTTGTTTGACATATGCAACGTGGCACACGTAAGCAGCGTCGGGCGTCGGGGCCACAAAAATTGTAGTAGCATTTCTGTTAGAATAGTATCTTGGAATATTATTTGGTGCAGCTGCCGCTGTACCTGGTGTATTGTAATATTCTTCCATAAAAGAAGTATCTCTGTATTCCAAAGCTTTTCTTACAGCTGGTGTTTCGTTTGTATCGTTAATGTAAATGTATCTTATAAATCTTGTATTTGCTGGTGTAGCAACTTCTCTATTGTTTGGAGTTAAAGTAATTGTATCGTAGAAACGAGCATCGTCTGTGTCTGTTTCTCTAAATATTCTAGCTTCAGCGTTTTTAACAATAGTTGTAAGAACAGCATTACTTAATACCGTATCATCTACTTCTGTATAACTTCTGATATCTGATTTTAATTCTCCAAAATTCATAATTATGCCTTAAATACTACGGGTCCAGATGAACACTGTAAACCGCCTCCTTCTTTAGTTGTACTAGCTGTTGTTAAATTAGTAAAGTTAAAACTGTTAAAAACTGTGATTGTAGATGGTTCTCCAGGGTTAAAAACTGTAGTAGGATTCATAGTAATTTCAAAAGATCCAAATACTTTTGCACCATTATTGTGTGTTCCAGCTGTTGTATTTGCTGGCGTTACACCTCTAAATGGAGCTGCA